CTGCTCTAGGTACGACTGCTGTCCAAGCGTTTGAATCTTACCTAAGTAACAAGTGGTTAGGAAAATAATATGTCGATAACCATACGATCAGCACAGACTATTAAAAGTGGAGTAACATTGCGTGGCAATGCAAGCATTGTTAAAGACGGACTCATCGCTTATCTAGATGCCGGACTTACTGCAAGTTATCCTGGTTCAGGTACTGCTTGGTATGACCTAAGCGGCCAAGGCGCACACGCTACACTAAACGGCACCGTGCCATTTGTCAATAACGGTACAGCTAGTTACTTTACATTCGATGGTAACTCGGCAAATTGTATAACATCGGTACTATCACAAAACTATCAAGATTGTACATTAATATTTTATCCAGACTTTACATATAATGGTACGAATGCTAATCTAGCATATGGACTAGGCGCCGGTGCTGACCGTACCATGCGATTTGGTAATATCAATGGCTCAAGTCCTTGGAGCATACAAAATCCAGGTAATGACGGCGACTGGGCATATCTAACAGCAACTAACTATTACTTAAACGGTACCACTATAACTGGCGCAGGCAATTTGGTCAATGGTTGGAACATCCTGGGCGCGGCCAGAACTAATCAGTGGGGCAACTTTGCCTACACATGGGGTACAGGTTACTATGATAGAGGATTCAAAGGCAAACTTGCCGCAATACTACTTTACGATAGAGTATTGACAGCAGAAGAACAACAGCAAAACTATCAATACTTCACAATTAAAAAACAATATACACAAGATCCAATACTAAAGAGCCTATCATTTAACGGCACACAAGGTACACAGCTTGATGTGCTGGGCAATACTACTGACTGGGCAATGGGTATCGGCGGCACTATAGAATGGTGGCAGAAAGGCATTGACTCGGTCGGCAACGGCGGCACCTGGGCTGGCGGTATCTTTAGCCAGGGTGCTGGCGCTGGGCAAGGTAACGGCATAGACATATTCCAAGTCAATGGTTTAAGTGTAGGTATGGGAGGCAACGATTCAGCCTGGCCAGATCCTCCTGCAGGCGAGTGGAGTCATGTGGCAGTAACCGTGGTGCCTACTGGTGGTGGCGGCACCGCACACTTATACATCAACGGAGTGGCACAGGGATTACTCAATGGATACACAGATTCTAACCTACGCAACAGCACTGATATACTACGCATAGGCTGTAGGATTCCTGATGTAGATTATCAAAATTGGACTGGTTTGATCACTAACATACATATCAATACCAATGTACTGTACACGGGCAACTTCACACCAACTATACGAACTGAACCAATCACCGGAACCGTATTGCTATTAAATGCAGACAATCCTTTAGTTGACCTATCTCGTTATGAATTAAATGGTGTTATGGAGTCCGCCCATAATGTTAGCACAATCTATTTTTCCAAATCAATATATCCTAATCTAGACAATCAAGTACGGGCAGGCGATACTGTAGTAAATGTTAACAATCCAACAAATATTTCAGTAACCACTGGACCAGTCTTTACAGCAGATCCTGATAATTGGGGGATAACTGTTTCGCCCGGCCAAATGACATTTGGCGCAGTAAATTTCAGTGGTCCTAGACATACTACGTCAGGAAATGTTACAGTAGTAGAAGATGCTCCTGTTATCTAAATTTTGGTTAGTAATCATTAAGTAATCATTGACAAATCCTGAGCAAGGCTATAAAATATACATATGAGCCTTGTACAGGATTTTCTACGACAACACTTGCCCACACAAAAGGTAAATCCAAACGGCTGGACAAGTTTCAATTGTCCAGTATGTACATTTAATGGTCAGACTAGAAATGACACACGTAAGCGTGGAGGTGTTCGATTTCCAGATTCTGATAGCTTCCAGTACAACTGTTTCAATTGTCACTTTACTACAGGATGGAGTCCGGGCAAAGGTCTTAGTTCTAGGGTAAAACTTTTATTCAAACAATTAGGCGTACAAGACTCAGATATACAACGACTACAGTTAGAGTTAATGCGTGAAAAAGAACAACAAACTCTACTAAATCAATACAAAAAGAAAGCAGAACACATACCTTTTAGTCCTGAATGGCCGAGAGTTAATTTGCCAGCGGGTAGTGTACCATTGTTAACTGCCGACGGTCCTTTTGCAGAAGAAGGACGCAAGTATCTGCAGAACAGAGGTATGTTAGATAAAGCCCAGTGGTATTGGAGTAATCTAGAAGCATTTAACATGATGTGTAGAGTTATATTGCCGTTAACATACAAAGGTACTACCGTAGGATATCATGCACGTTGGATTGGTACCCCCCCGGAAAAAAGTATGGCCAAGGTTATCAAAGAACAGCCAAAAGATTATGTATATGGTTCTGACTTGCAAACTGATAGTCGAGAATATATAATTGTAGTTGAGGGAGAATACGATGCGTTAGCAATTGGTGGAATAGCAATTGGAGGTAACAGCATAAGTATGAACCAAGCAGATATTATTAACAGTTTTAATAAAACAGTCATTGCAGTCCCTGACCGAGATCGAGCAGGTCTAAAGTTTTCAAAAGATGCCATCGAACACGGGTGGGCATTAAGTTTCCCAGAATGGGACAGCGATATTAAAGACGTAGCAGACGCTTGCCAACGTTATGGCAGATTATTTACATTACGGATGATTATTGACAGCATGGAAACAAATCAAGTAAAATTACAAGTACTAGCGAGAACACATTGTGAGTGATACAAAAGAATATTCAGAAGACATACAACATTTATTTCTAGAGTTTTTAGCTAGCGATAAAGAATTAGTAGCCAGATGTACCAGCATCTTAGATCCCACATACTTTCATAGAACTCTAACTCCTACAGCAGAGTTTATTAAGAACTATGTGGACCAATACGGTGCTGTTCCAACGATCGAACAAATCAAGGCAACCACAGGACTAGACATCAAAGGTGTTGGAGTAGTTAGTGCAGAACATCAAAAGTGGTTCCTTGATGAGTTCGAACAGTTTAGCAAACACAAAGCATTAGAAAAAGCCATTATAAAATCGGCAGATCTATTGGAAAAGAATGACTACGGTAAAGTAGAAAAGTTAATTAAAGAAGCAATTGAAGTAGGATTAGCCAAGAGCTTTGGTACTAATTATTTTGCAGATCCTATAGGACGACTACAGGCGCTTAAGAGTAAAAATGGCGCCACTAGTACAGGGTGGAAAACTATGGACGAAAAACTCTATGGCGGATTTAATAGAGGAGAACTAAACATCTTTGCAGGTGGATCAGGTGCAGGTAAATCTTTATTCTTACAAAACCTAGCATTGAATTGGGCCAAGCAAGGTCTTAATGTTGCCTACATAAGTTTAGAACTTAGTGAAGGACTATGTACCATGCGTATGGATAGTATGTTAACAGGTACTAGTACTAGAGAGATTTATAAACAAATCGAAGACGTAGATCTTAAAGTTCGTATGGCAGGTAAAAAAGCCGGTAGATTACAAGTAGTACAATTACCAAACGGTATTACAGTTAACGATCTTAAGAGTTGGATTAAAGAATTTACAATTCAACAAGGTGAACGAGTTGACTGTGTAGTTATTGATTACTTAGATTTGATGATGCCTGCAGGTCAGAAAATTAGCGTAGCAGACTTGTTTATTAAGGACAAGTTAGTATCAGAGGAATTGCGTAACTTTGCAATTCAGGGAAACTATTTCTTGTGTACCGCTTCGCAGTTAAATAGATCGGCTGTAGAATCAGTAGAGTTTGATCACAGTCATATTTCAGGTGGACTATCTAAGATCCAAACAGCAGATAACGTGATTGGTATCTTTAACAGTATTACTATGCGTGAACGTGGACGAGTTCAAATTCAGTTTATGAAAACACGTAGTAGCTCTGGGGTCGGACAAAAAGTAGAATTAGAGCTTAATGTTAACACATTGTTCATTGGTGATTTAAGCGAGGACGAGCAAAATAGTGGACCAACACATGCAGATACCTTGTACAATGGCTTAAAACGCCAAAGTATGCAGGGATCCGGGGGACAATTACCCGGCACAGTAATGAAGACAATGGAAAAAGAAAACGCCACTATAAGCACTAATGTAAGCAATTCGGAAGATTTACGCCGCAGATTGCTAAAAAGATGATAGGGTTTAACTTAAAAGTTGCTGACGAAAAACGATAAATAATCAATATTATCGTAAAGCGGTCAAATGAAAAAACAAACAAGATCTATTCTAGACGAAATTAACAACATTATCCCCAAAGATGATGTTCACTCCGTTGTCGAGAGTAGGGCTACTCAAGTGATCGCTTCAGTCACCAACTTAATTAATCTTATTGAATCAAGCTATCAAGAGCCTTACAGAAGTGAACTTCTAAAGCGATTGTTTAATAGCATTAAGACTGGTGATGAACGTAAGTTTCAGCGCGGCATAAAAGC